AACGTATGCTTTAAATGGTTAAAGATTAGATACTTAATACTACTGCTATTTTTCCGTGCAGTTTTTATTCAGGTTTTTCACGATTTCAGACGTGAAGCCGGATGCGTAGAAGTCACCAGAACCAAGGAGCAGCCAGTATGGGTTGACGTGATAGTCGCGTACAAGGAACTGCACCCAGGACGGACGGAAGCGACCATAGCACTCGGCAGGCTTGTCTCGAAGGGATATGGTGTTCCAGCGGTTGAGACCGTACCGGTCCGTTATCGTCTTAAGACCTCCTATGCAGCCGTCAGCCTTCAAGCGGTCTAGGGCATCGAAGAAACGCACGGCTATATCCACATCAGCGGACATCAGTTTTTTATCTTCCATATTATTCATTTAACTTTTGGTAGGCACGACTGAAAACGCTTTCCAGCCTTGCCCTATGGTTATTCAATCTTTGCGACCAGTCCTGCAACTGAGCCAGCGAGGGGCGAGAAGTCAGCAGCCCATCCACCTCGGAAGGGGTGAGCACTGGCAGGTATTCCTCGTAGGCGAGAAGGTTATTCAAAGTATCCATCATCGCCTATGTTTATTTTCTTTTTTGGCTCGCTTTTCTTTGTACGGATTCCATACATTTTCTCATCGTATGAAGCAACTTTCTTTTGCAGCAGATAATGAACCGTTGGAACGTTTGCCAATCCATTGTATGCTACAACAGAGTAAGCGGACACAACAGACCATCCTAGTTTCTCAAAGTATGAAAGCGCATCAACCGATGATTTGAACTTTACCTTCTTTCCATTTTCATCGACTATCTCATCCGTTCCATTATTTCCGAAATCAACAGAAATGACAGCCTTTGGAGTTCCAGTATTAAATTGTATTATCTCGCAGTAAACCGTATGTTGCGCCTGCACACCCACGCACACAAGCGCAAGCACGAATAATATTATTATCTTTTTCATAATGATGCAATTGTAACAAATAAGCAGCAAATGAAGATTGCAAAGCCAGCGTAAAGATATATCTTTGCAATTTTCTCATTCTTTTCAATCATAAACTCATCAGCAGAAACCTCTATCTTTCGTCTGCTTAACTGGTGCCCATCATAACGTTCCCCAGCCTTATAGCGACCATCAGCGACATAGACCGCCTGGGATTCATAATGCCAAGCACTTGCAACGTATTTGTTTTTCAGCTTTCTGTAGCCAACGACAAGAAGGATGACTGCACCTAGGAAATTGAAGAAGAGAGCAACCACGCACCAAGCAATAGCTTTTCCTTCAGAAGGCTCGATGATTACAGTTCCTTCATCCTCGACCTTACCAACGCCAGTTATGCGACCAGCACCGCCAGCGGAAACATTTCGGTGCGGTATAGAGTGAGCATCGCCATAGATGTTATTGCTGACAACACGACCAGCATCCCTTCCTACCTGATTGACAGCAGAGCGAATGAAACCCTTTGCCAGCCCATTAATGAAACTTCCCATACGCTATTTATTTAAATGATTAATATTTCTATCATAGAACTCATTCCAAGCCTTTTTCTTGATGAAGACGAAGAAGAGCAGCAGCCCTAGGGCGACCATCAGCAGGTGCAGCGGCTCACTCAAGCCTCCGAACCCGAAGGAACGCTGGAAGTCGATGCAGAACGAAATCAGCACTCCGTAGGTAATGAACGCCCGATGCACCCAGCAGAAGCCATAGGCTAGGCTGATGATGATCCAGGCGATGAAGCCGAAGAACGAGCAGTCGAATATTCACTCCGTGAGCTTTGCCCGATAGCCGAATGAGAGCAGGGTGCAGTGCACCAGCATCACAAACGCACCCACTGGAGGGATGATGCCTATTATTAACCTGCTGGCTTTCCATAGCCAGCTTTTACCGAGAGCGGCAAGAAGAATCTTCTCCTTCCGTTCTATGAAATCCTCATCTTTCATCGTTACTTAGAATTTTAGTTGATATTGTACCTGGAGCGAGAACTAAAGTTCACGCAACCACTTCTGACCTTTCTTTGATTTCAAGAAAATGCCGAATGCAATGGTCATTCCCAATGCCATCACGTTAAATAACAAGAATGCATCCATAATCTTTATTTTTTAAATTTCATTATATAATTTGCAAGGTACGCAAGTGATGCGCCACAAGCCACACCCGACACCAAGCAGACTTGATGAACCGCCTGCAATGGGTCACCAGTTAGTAGAGGAGACAGACCACCGACAGCAACGCTTCCGTACATCATTTTCGAGCAGTCGTACAGATACCCAGCCAAGAGCTTTCTTCTGTCCGTCTCCCTATCGTTTGTTGTTTTTTGACTAACCATACTTTTTCCTTTTGCAAAGTTACTAAATTATTTCTGCCCGACAATGGCAAGCAGGGTTTTAACTTGATTTTGCAGGAACTCATTCTGTTCTCGCAGCAGCTTGTTTTCAGCAGCCAAGGCTGCATCACTACCAAGCGACTGGGAGACATTGGAGCTGTTCGAACCATTGGCATTTGAACCGAAAACAGCCTCTTCCATCTCGGCAGGGAGGGGAGGGGCACACTTGTCGATGATTTCCTTTATCTTTTGAAAGAAATCTATCTTTATAGACTTGCGATTAAACTTCGCATTCAAGTTCTGCGGACTGGTTCCTAACTCCTCCGCAACAGCAGCAACGGACATTCCCGAGCGCTTTATATATTGTTTTAGTTCTTCTCCGTTCATATTAAAAACAAAATTAAATAAAATTAAATTAATATTAAAATAACCACTAAATGTTTTGTAATCTAAAATATTTGTTTTATTTTTGCAAACGATTTCAGAAACGAGTTTAAAAACTCTTTTGCAAAGATAAAGAAAATAATTTAAAACGCAAATAAAAATGGGAGAAAATTTCAATTATGATTTTCGAACACCGCTGCAGAAGCAGCAGGACGAACGAAAGAAGAACATCATTGCGATGTTCGCAGATTTCCGGGCAAAGGCACCTGCCGAGACTTCGGATAGCAGAATAATGCTTGCGGTATCGCAGCACGTAGGCTGCACCCAGCAGAACGTGCGTGTCATCCTCATCAAGGCTGGAGTGATAACACCAAAGAAGAGACGTGCAGCCGTGCGCAAGTAAGTAGAACCATTTAAACATTCAGAGCGTATGAAGAAGTTTATCGAGTTTGTGACAAGTGACGAGTTCTTATCAGTGGCATTTGCTGCCATAGTACTAACTTTAATCTTTTGGAGGGCATAATATGACGAACATAGAACCAGATGTATCGGATGCAGGCAGATACACAATGACAGAAACCTGCAAGGCATTGGGCATCCATCGCAACACCCTGCGCAGATGGGTGCAGGCTGGAAAGATGAAGGTCAAGTTCCGCAGAATCGACAACCGCAAGGTTATCGATGGCGCAGAAATCAAGAGAGCGTGGAGGGTTGCCCTATGAGCAAGTTATCAATCAATATGCGCAGGATGATCGTGAAGTACACAGACATCTGCTGGCTTATCACTAACTGGAAGGCGAACCGCAAGACCAGAAAGTGCTGCGAACTGAACAACAAGTGCTATCTGGAGGCAGAGCGAAGAATCCAGTACAGAGAGTTTCAAGGCAACCTATGCGTGGCACTGGATAACATACCGCTCATACCACTGGACGGAATTGGCGGCAACGAGGTATTGGAGTCGTGCCGTGAGACCTTCCAAAGTTACATATTCAATCAGAGAGGAGGTAACAAATGAGGAAGATAATCGAGGAGTGCAGGAAGAAGATGTACGAAGCCATCTGGCTAGAGATAGACCGAGACCCACAGCGACCAGCGGTTGCAAGGGTGGACATCAAGACCAAGGCAGGAGGCATCTGCGTATGGTGCGACAGCGTGGGCAACATTGCGGTCGTGACGCACAAGAGCAGCAATAACGACAGCGAGCGGCTGGAGGAAGCCATCGAGGGCTGCGTCAACTACAAGGACGTGATGGACGACTGGCTGGAGGAGAACAGCCAGCACGCATACCAAGACCCAATGGACACCTTCGAGGAAAGCAGGCTCGACAGCCTTATGGCTCAACTGGTTTAAGCTTTAAATTATAACGGTTATTTGACACTATCCCCACAGCGGTTGGCAAAGGGCGCACGCAAAGATTCATACTGGTTAGAATGGTTAATGTTTTTCGTTGTTAGTGTTTACTGCAAATATGCGGAAACTGACAGCGTGCGCCCTACAACGGAAGGGCATCCATCGGCAGCAGGCAAGGGTGGTGTAAGAGAGGGTCAACTGGGGTTCGAATCCCCAGCCTTCCACTAGAGTTAATTAAAAGATTATGTTGAACTAGAATTTGAACGAATTATGGAAAATGAGATTATTCAAGTAAGCGGCGGCGAAATGCTGGAAGCCATCAACCGCTCGGAGATTGACGGACAGATTGCCACAGCGCACAAGTTCCCGAGAGACATTGCACAGTGCAAGCAGAATATGGTAGCACTGGCAGCGATGGACGATGATGTGGCATACAACTGCTTCTACCACCTGGAGCGCAAGGGCAAGGACGGACAGATTTCAATTATCGAGGGTCCGAGCGTGAGATTCACCGAGATTATATCTGCCTGCTGGAAGAACCTCCGCATCGCAGGTCGCATCATCGCCAACGATGGCAAGACCATCACGGCACAAGGCATCTGCCACGACCTGGAGAGCAATGTTGCATACTCCGTGGAAGTGAAGCGCAGCATTATGACCTCTAAGGGCTACCCCTACACGCAGGATATGCAGGTGGTAGTCGGCAATGCAGCGGTGGCAATCGCACAGCGTAACGCAATCTGCAAGGTCGTGCCGCAGGTACTGATTTCAAGCGTAGTGAAGGAGGTGCAGGCGAAGGCTCTTGAGCACATCAAGCAGACTGGCGTGCAGAGCCAGTGGAAGAGCTGCGTTGCCTGCTTCCAGGTGTACCAAGTGACCGACCTTATGTTGCTTGACTACCTGGGCAGGAAATCAGCCGAGGAAGTCACGGCAGAGGACATTCAGAAGCTGGGCGGTGTGTACAATGCCATCAAGGAAGGCACGACCACCGTAGAGGATACCTTCAAGAAGCCAAAGCAGCAGGAAGCCATCGCACAGCAGGCGCAGGCAGCAGCCGATGATGCCAAGAATAAGGCGCAGCAGGCAATGAGCCGCAGTCAGGGCAAGACTGGCAAGGCAGAGAAGAAATAAGCCATTTTATTATAATAGCCCGAACCGCCACGGTGCAACCTATGGGGTGGGTCCCATCAAGACAGAGGGAAGCCGTGGCAACTTTTATAAACATTCAGTAAATCAAATGAAACAGATAATAAAGTACAAGAGCAGAGAGGAGTGGTTGCAGAACCGCTCGAACGGAATAGGTGCATCAGAGGCTGGCACGGTACTGGGACTGAATCCGTGGGAAACGCCATACCAGTTGTGGAGACGCAAGAAGGGCATCGACCCGCCAAAGGTTGAGAACTTTGCGATGGTTGCAGGACACCTGCTGGAGGATGCCGTGGCGCAGTTCTTCAAGCGAGAGAGCCACTGCCACATCATCAGGGCGAGCACGGACGACTACACCATCACGAACACCGATGCGCCATATCTGAGAGTAAGCCCGGATCGCACCTTCTGGAGAGCCGGGGCAACGCACAACGAAGCGAGTAAGAGCATCCTCGAGTGCAAGACCACGCAGATGCAGATAGATGCAGACGACCTCCCGAAGCATTGGTTCTGCCAGTTGCAGATGAACCTCGGAGTGGGAGAATACAAGGACGGAGCACTTGCCTGGCTTACGGCAGGCAGGGAGTTCGGCTACCGTGACATCGACTTCGACCCCGAATTTTACAGATGGATGAGGGACGAGATAACCAAGTTTTGGCTTGACTACATCGTGGGCAACCAAGAGCCGCCAGCCTACAGCGCACAAGACGTTCTCCTGAAGTCGCCACTGCACAAGGCAGGAAAGGAGATAGAAGCCACTGCCGAAGTCGGGGATATGCTCATCGAGCTAAAGGACATCAAGGAGAAGGGCAAGGCACTGGAGAACCGACAGAAGGAAATCGAGGACAACTTGAAGCTGTTCTTCGGTGACGCTGAGAGCATCGTGGACGGAAACGGCAAGACGCTGGCAACGTGGAAAGCACCGAAGGCAAGCGAGAAGTTCGATGCCAAGGCTTTTCTGACAGACCATCCCGAGGAATGCGCTGCCTACATCAAGCAGGTGCAGGGAGCACGAAGATTACTCATCAAGTAAATTTTCAAGCTTATGATGCACCAAGTATCGACAACAGACATCAAGGCGATTGTGGGCTACCTGGAAGCCTACATCGCCAAGATGAAGACAGAGCCACGACTTCTCAGTACAAGGGAAGTCAACCAGACTCGCAGGGATACCGTGCTCAAACGGAAGCTGGAAAAGAAACTATCATTATCAGAATAAAATTATGAACGATTCATTTATCTTATACACGTCATATTACGCCATCATCGAGGGGCTTACGGATGAGCAACTCGGAAAACTTATGAGGGCGATTTTCATCTACGCAAGGGATGGCGAGGTAATCAACCTGGAGCCAACATTACGTATGGCTTTCGCCTTTATCAAGGATGATATGGAGCGAAACCAAGCCAAGTACAATGAAAAGCGAGAAAAGCTGCGTGCAAATGCACAGAAACGTTGGCAAAAAAAGCAATTGGATGCAAATGCAGAAGAGCAGCAGCAAAAGCATACAAAAGTATGCAAAAGTATGCAATTGGATGCAAATGCAGAAATTGCATTGCATAATGATAATGTATATGATAATGAATATGTAAATGATAATGTTGATGATAATGATGTTTCTAAAGAAACAAATATATTAGAACCTTCTAAAGAAGCTTCTATGCAAAGTTTTTCCGAGAAAAACGTTTGCGCTGCAGAAGAGCCGCAAAAAAGTTCTGAGAAGAAGAAATCCAAGAAAGGCGAAATCGACTACGCAGCCATCAAGGACTACTGGAACGAGCAGCACGACAAGACCAACAGCGCAATGCGAAGGCTGACGCTGATGACGGACAACCGCAAGGAGACAATCAGAGGAAGGCTCAAGGACTGCAAGGGAGATATTTCCAAGATTTACCTAGCCATCGACAAGGCTATGGCTAGCGACTATCTGAACGCAGGGCATTCCTGGGCATCATACGACTGGGTAATGACAAGGAAGTATTTTCCGAAGGTGCTGGAGGGCAACTACGACAACACCAAGCCAGCAGCAAGCCAGCAGCCGCAATCGGCAGAAGCCAGGGCGCAGGATCCAGCGGCAACGGAAAGGCTGAGCATCGGGGAACGCTACGAGCTAGCCAAGCACCGACAGCCAGAATCCCAGCAGAGCCAGGACAACAAGTTCCTATGGGTAATCCAGCAGAATCTTGCCGACCTAAAAAAGAACCCACGCAACAAGCCAGCCAAGGATTCACTGGCGAGATTCTACGAGAAGGGAGTTCTGCAGCGGCTGGGCATCGACTGGAAACCCGAAAAATAACGAATGAGGGCAAAATAAGCCGCTCTGAGCCGTTTTTACGCTTCGGGCGGTAAATTATAAGGCAAACAGATTTTAAACGCTTAAAACGAAAGAATTATGGCAAAAGAAGTAATTGTAATTAATAAACCGAACGAAATAGGCAAGGATTTCGAGGAAGGTACGATTCTGAATGTAGAAGGCAAGATTCTCAAAGTTGAGAATGATACTTGTAATGAAAGTGGCTGCAATGTGTGTGCCCTTGATGCCGAGGAACTGGGCGAGTATTGTGCTTGCGCATTTTGCGGAGATTGTCACTTTATAGAGATTGAGCAATGAATGAGTTGTTTTTCCACGAATGCCGTGCCGCTGGGCTTGTTTTCAAGACCTCGGACGACTGGTTCAAATGGCTGACCGATAACGGCTACGACATCAAGAAGCCGGTCGCAGAGTACGAAGGCTTCAAGTACACCATCAAGGATTTCTGCATCAATCCGCACGTAATCGAGTATTCTGTAGAGGGTGCAGACAACTGGGGATGGAAGGTAACGACCGCCAAGACGCAGTTCGGATGGATATGGGGGTTCAGTATTCAGAACGGAAAGACCGGGTATGACAGCCCGGTCGGCTACCCGAGCAGATATGATACCATCAGCATCTTCTACGGCAGTGAGGCAGAAGCGGTTCAAGATGCACTGACCTACATCATCGGCTACCTTTCGGAGAAGGCTGGAACCAAGAACGTCAGCCTTCTCATCTGGGCAGCAAAGAAGAAGCGGGCAGACATCGTTCATCCACAGATGGAACTTTTCAAATAGTTATCATATAAACCGTATTGGCTATGAACAGAGTTGATAATATTAAACTGGTCCGTGGGTGTGGTCTTCATCATCTGACAGTCGGAGACAGAGACATCTGGCTGGCAGATGATGAAATCAAGGCACTCGAATGTATCCTAAAGGATTACAATGCGGACACAAACAATTTTAAACGTAGTTGAAAATGAAGAAGATAGAAATCATCACAGACAGCCACCGCTATCACGTATACGTTGGCAACACCGACTTCTGGCTCGATACCATGGAGCTGGTGGAACTGTACAAGAAACTGGGACACGTCAAACTGTAGCAGAGAGAAGAAACAAGAGCAACAAACAATAAAAAAACATTCAGATTATGGAACAGAAAGATTTTGATATTTACGAGATTTTGAAGGGTGTGCCTGTTGGCACTAAGTTATATACACCAATGTGCGGAAAGGTTGGATTCGCTTATCTTGCAACCAACAAGGAAGCAGGGGAAGCAATCTGGACTATGGACAAGAACGGAGAGTACACCTTCAACAAGAACGGCAGATGGATGGAGGGAGGCGAAGTAATGCTTTTCCCATCCGATAAAATGAGAGACTGGAGCAAGTTTGCCTGGAAGAAGGGAGACGTGCTTGTTACCGAAGATGATAATGCGCATATTATCTTCGAGAAGTTTACGGATGATACTTACACAATTTTTGCTGGTAAGTATTATTATTGCAAAAATGGCAAGAAAGGATATACTTACCTCAGAGAATGTGACAATGCCATAACAGAAGAATTCACTCTAGAAACAGAGGATGCAGCCGAGACCTACATCAGAACAATCGAGAAGCGATTGGGCGGAAAGCTGAACCGTGAAACTCTGGAGATTGAGAAGCCGGAGAAGCCAGTGTTTGAGTTGGGCAACCTTTACGTATTCAACGAGGAAGACGAGGACGGAGAGCTGACAATCATCGGCAATCTCATCGGCAAGAACGAGAGCGAGGACACGCTGACATTCGGCAACCAGTACGAAATCGAGAACGAGAAGTTCGTGACCGACCAAGCCTTCGACCTGCGCATCAGCATACACGAGGAATTGCGAGAAGCTACAGAGGACGAAGCCATCACTTTTCAAGAGGCTTACACCCAATGGGTTGAGAAAGAGAAGAAAGCGATGAAAGCGAAGGAGCAGCCAGGCTTCAAGCCTTTCGACAAGGTGCTGGTAAGGAGCAGAAAGAACTTCAATTGGTATCCAGCGTTCTTTGTTCGTGATCGTGGAGAGAAGTTTGCGAGTAGATATACCGCCTTGGTTATCCACGTCGGTACAGTAGCAGACTTCGTTCACTGTATTCCATACGAGGGGAACGAGAATATTGCCTTTACTGACTACGACATCGAGGACCTTCCATTCTAGGACGTATGGCGAGCGAATTATGCAAGGCTTGCGAGGGAGGGCGGAACTGCATAAACGGCAGGTACTGCCCAACTCGCAGGCGATATGTTGAACACCAAGACATCAAGGAATGCGATGGGAAGAAAGAAGAAATACACTGACGAGGAACTCAAAGAGCACAATCGTGAGAGAGCACGCAGATACTACGCCCTGCACCGTGACGAGATGATGAGGAGGAACCTGGAATGGAGAAGGGCGAACCCCGACAGAATCAGAGAGTACGGGAAAAGGCAGTATGAAAAGCGCAGGGTCTCCCAGTACAACTATGAGTATTACCGCAAGAACCGGAAGAGGATGATCGAGCGTGCGAGCGAATGGAGAAAGGCGAACCCCGAAAAGGTCAAGGGCTACAACGACAAGCAGAAGGAGCTGCGGAAGATTGAAGCCGAAAGAAAGAAGCTGCGGAAGATGAACCCGGAAGCGCAGGCTTCCATTTTCCGTGATCCGCAGGCGGCAGAGCACTTCAAGTGGCTTGCAGAGCGTGTAAGGAGAAAGAAGGAACAATCCTTGCTCCAAGCAGCAAGATAAGTACTTAACCAGCGAATGAACGACCGCAAACGGCAAAAACATAAAGTTTAACACATTTGAGACTGTATTGTTTGCGCTCAATGTATTCACTTAAATTATTAATCTGGCAACTCGGAAAGACGAGAGTCGTCCGGCATTCATTCCGATAAAAAAGAAAGCGAGGTGGAACACGAAGAAATGAAATAACAGAAGACAGCTAAGTGCAGGAATCCCGAAACAAGGAACATCGGGAACCTCCTGCAACCAAAAGAGGGGGTGTTTGTGGAATAAACTCATTCGGTACGAGATATTCTTTATTTTGCATATCGCCAGGCACTCCCTCGATTTTTCCGTTTCAAGCCTGCAAGACGATGAAAGGAGAAGGGACTATAGGGTAGAGGATAGGAATAGTAGGGAGCTAGCGCACACACGCACACAAGCGCACACACGCACGTAGGACTCCTCAACCCGAACAACTACCCACAGACACGGAGATAACGGCTTAGAACGAAAATTTCAAGAAAATAACAGAAAAAGAAAATCAAAAATAAAACAAAAGTAAAACGAAATGGAAAAAGGAACAGTTATAATCGGCATCGACCCCGACAACCAGGAAAGCGGAGTTGGAGCAGTCTTTGACGACAAGAAGTTTCTCGCCTATAAAATGAACTTCCCGGCTTTGATAGATTACCTCAAGGCAATGAACGAGAGCTGCAAGAAGGTAAAGGTCGTTATTGAAGGTGGCTGGATCAACAAGAGCAACTGGCACGTACTAAACAGATTTATGACGGCAGTCAAGGCAGCAGCAATCGGACGCTCAACCGGGATGAACCATCAGACCGGAATCCTTATCGTAGAATGCTGCGAGCACTACAATATCCCCTACGAGATAATCAAGCCGCTGAAGAAGTGCTGGAAAGGCAAGGACGGAAAAATAACACAAGACGAAATCGCCTACTTCATCAGCTCAGACGGAAAGCTCCCGAGAATGAACCAAGACCAGAGAGACGCACTACTCCTCGCCTGGGTGTGTGCCGGATACCCGGTCAAGGTTAAGCCAAAGGCACAGACAACCCTGCAAAAGACCATCAGAGCCTTTGACGGATGGAATGTTGATAAAAGTTAAAAGTGCACGAAGAACGAACAACTAAAGCGAAAAAGTCGTATCTTTGCGCCAATGTTTATCAAATAAGCAGTTTTTAGAACTTTAAAACAAGAAGAAAATGAAAACAGAAGAAATCGCACTATCGAGGGTCAGCGAGAACGAAGCGAACCCGAGAACCATAACAGAGGCGAACTTCCAAAAGCTGGTAAAGAGCATCCTCGTCTTCCCGAAGATGCTCCAGCTTCGCCCGATAGTCGTGGATGAGACCTACAAGGCACTGGGTGGCAATATGAGAACGAGGGCACTCTGCCACATCGTGAGTATGACACCCGAAGCCATTATGGACGTTCTCGACACAGACCAGCGACTGACCGATGCAGAGAAGCTGGCAATCGCCAACTACTGGAGCCAGTGGAAGGAGCAGCCGACTGCAACCATCGTCAAGGCATCAGACCTCACGGAAGCACAGAAAAAAGAATTCATCATCAAGGACAATGCAGGCTTCGGAGACTGGAACACAGAAGCACTGGCGAACCAGTTCAGCGACCAGCCGCTGACGGACTGGGCAATCCCTCAATGGATTCTCGGTATGGCAGAAATGAGTGAGGAACAAAAGCAGGGGGGCAATGCTCCAACGGAAGGAGAAGGTGCACCGAAACCAAGCCTAGTGGATAAGTTTGTCGTTCCTCCCTTCTCAATCCTCGACACACGCCAAGGCTACTGGGTTGAGCGCAAGAAGCAATGGCGTGCCATCGTTTCCAGCAAGGACATCGGGGCAAGCCGTGAACAGACCCTCATCCGTTCTAAGGAAATGCGATACAAGGAACTCTACTCCAAGAGCGAGAAGTTCAGAAAAGAGAAAGGCATCACTTTCGATGAGTATCTCGACAACTACGTATCGCCCGAAGAGAAAGCCAAGGCAGACCGTAGCGTATTGGCGCAGGGTACAAGCCTTTTCGACCCAGTACTGGCAGAAATCATTATGCGATGGTTCTGCAAGCCACACGGAAAGATTATCGACCCATTCGGAGGGGAACAGACCAAGGGTGTTGTCGCTGGCACGCTAGGCTACGACTACCAAGCCGTGGAAATCCGCAAGGAGCAGGTCGACATCAACACAGAAGCGACCAAGGACTACGGCAGCGTGAAATATTTCTGCGGTGACTCTAACAACATCGGGCAGATAATCAAAGACTGCGATTTCGACCTCTGCTTCACCTCGCCACCATATTACGACCTCGAAGTCTATAGCAAGGAGGATATGAGCGCACTCGGCACATACGAGGAGTTTATGAGCCAGTACGAGAACATCTTCAAGCAATGCGTGGATAAGATGAAGGACGGTTCATTCCTGGTTGTCAAGATTGGAGAGGTGCGAAACAAGAAGAACGGAGAGTACCGAAATTTCGTTGGCGACAATATCTCCACCTTCCTGCGGCTCGGTCTTCACTATTATAACGAACTTATCTTGATCGAGCAGGTCACGTCCCGATGCCTTAGAGCAGACGGTGGAATGAAATCGCGCAAGACACAGAAGTGCCACCAGAACGTGCTCGTGTTCTATAAAGGCGAAATGGACGAAATCAAGAAGACGTTCGAGGATATGCGACAGCCCGAAAAGATGCACTCCAACGTTCTGGTATTCTACAAGGGCGACCCGAAACACGTTCAAGACCATTTCCAGCCTATCGAATACAACGAGGAAGAAGCGCAACAGCTTGCGGACACCTTCAACAGCGTAGCACCGCCAGCAGGCGAGGAAGAGCAACCAGCAGAGAAAGGAGGGCAGGATGGACAAGGCACAGACGATTGACATCAGCAGAAGTGCGAAGACTATCCGTGCCCACATCATCAAGCGGCACATGGAAGAGAACCACATCGACCGCTGCGTCTGCTTTTCCTGCGGCAACGCATCAAGAGCCATCAAGGATGCCGGAATCCCCTGCGTGGAAATATCGCCCGGTGGCGACCTGAGTGCGAACCGCTGGTGGAGTATGAACGAGATACGCAACACCTTCCCCGATTCCTTCGATGCAACGAGCGGACACCTGCCAATGGATATGATGAACCAACTGGCAGCAGAATACAGAATCATCCTTTCCGACACCATCAAGGAGGGGCACACCTACACCATACCGACTGGCAGCGGTGAGACCGTCATCTGCTTGCGGATGGCTTTCCCTAAGTCGCGGTTCATCGCCCAATGGGATAACCAAGACCCAAGCTGCGAGTACTCAGACCAAGCACCGATGGCGCAACTGGTAAAAGCCACCGGGGAATGGGAGATAATAAACGGATGAGACGATATGCGGGCGTATGCGGCACGTTCTCAAGCTATGCGCATAACTAAGCGTGGTTGAAACGTTCGAGCCGTGTGCGCAAAATTCGCACAAAATAACCTCCAAGGGAGCGGAAACGAAAAAAGGCAGGAGTTTAACCCCTGCCCATCGCCTTGAGAATACACTGGTTGATGAAGCCGCTGCGGTCTTTCTTATCGACCCCTGCCAAGATGTTAGCCACGTCCTCGGTAGCACCGAAATAGAATGTCGCAGCGTATTTCTTCGTTCGCCCTGCACCATTGCGAGCACCTCCCCAAGACCTGGAGGTAGTTTCATTCGTAGTACTCATAATGTTAAAAATTTGGTGATATGAAAAATAATTCGTAAATTTGCAAACGAAATCCCAAAGTGGGGTGGTGGTTCGAGCACCACCCCTTGGAGCTTAGAATAATCTAATCGTAAATGATAAGATTTCTATTTTCCAAATCTTCAATGAAATTTTCAGCACGTTCATAAGACTTTGGGATTTCATTTTACTTTTCCCTCATCCTCGGAGGGTTTCAGTAAGTAAGGACACTTCCCTTATTACGTTTGCAAAGATACGAAATTTATTTGAAATATGCAAGTTTTTCAAGATGAATTTTTATAAAAAATCAAGTAAATTTCAAGAAATCAAAATATGCCACAAGGTAACAACAACAAGCGAAGGGCGCAGCGCATTGACATAGAGAATCGCCTGCAGATTATCGCGCCATTATACCGCAAGGGATGGACGGAGCGAGAAATCACGGCAGAGGTTCGCAAGCGTCTCGACAGCCCGAAGTACAACCAGGCACACTGCGACATTCAGCGGTTATTGAAGGAGTGGAGGGAAGAGAGACTGACCGACACCGATGCAAAGATTACGAGCGAGGTCGCAAGGTTGAAGCTGGTAATACGTGAAGCCTGGGATGCGTGGGAGAAATCAAAGGAAGACTACCACGAAAAGAAATCGAAACAGCAGGGACTTCCAGTCGTAGATGAGCGAGGGAAGCAGGTTTCCATCGAGACCATCAAGGCGGTAATGTACGATGCAGAAAAGCGAGGATTCGGAGAACCACGCTACCTCGACATCATCATCAAGGCAGAGACGCAGATTTGCAAGCTGCTTGGACTGGATAAGGTTGTACTTGATTTGAACGCAGGATTCCAAGGCGGCATCGAGGTACGCTACATCAACTCGGGGCACGAATGCGCATCCAGCGAGCAGGAAGTAATCGAGCGTGAGGGATTGGATAAAGATTAATTTTACCATAAATTTTTTAAGTTTTAGTTTGTTTGAAGAATGGCACTATTTGACGTTATTGGTGAGTTGTATGCCCCGAATGCGGACGTGAAGCCAAGGTTTCTCGTGAACCAAGGCGGTACGTCCTCGGGGAAGACATACACCATTATGCAGCGTCTTATAGTGCTTTCTTTTGAGCATCCGATGGCAATTATCACGGTGTGCGGTCAAGACCTCCCGAACCTAAAGGTGGGAGCAATGCGAGACCTCGACACCATCCTGCACACAAGGGCTGAGCTGCTGGACTGGTTCAAGAACAACAAGAGCGACAGCAGCTACCGAGGAAAGAACGGTTCAATCATCGAGTTCAAGAGCTACCAGGATGCGCAGGATGCCAAGAACGGTAAGCGAGACTACCTGTTCGTGAACGAGGCGAACGGTGTGCCCTACGAAGTGTTTTGGCAGCTTGCTATCCGAACCCGAAAGCAGGTGTTCATAGATTACAATCCTAGCGCAAGGTTTTGGGTGCACAACAACATCATCGGAAGGGATGACTGCCGTTTGATACTGAGCGACCATCGGAACAACAGATTTCTGACTGAGCAGGAGCACAAGAAAATTGAAGAGATTGACGACCCCGAACTGTGGCGAGTATATGCGCGTGGACTGACTGGAAAGATAACTGGGCTTATCTTCACCAACTGGGGCATCGTTGACAAGCTGCCACCAAGGGAGGAGTGGAAGATGGATTGCTGGGGATTGGACTTCGGATTCACCAACGACCCGACAGCACTGGAGCACGTTATTCTCGCACACGGTGAGCTTTGGGTGGATGAGGAAATCTACCAGCCCGGACTGACGAACGAAGACATCGCAGACCGATGCAAGGAGCAAGGACTGACGAAACGAGACCTCATCATTGCGGATTCGGCAGAACCTAAGAGCATTCAGGAGATACACAACCAAGGTATGTGGATAATCGGCAGCACCAAGGGAGCGGACAGCATCAACAACGGCATCGACATCTTGAAGCGTTTTCGCATCAACATAACCAGACGAAGCCACGGCATCATCGAGAATATGCAGCAATACAAGTGGAAGAAGTCAAGGGATGGAGAGACAACGAACCAGCCTATAGACGCATTCAACCACGGCATAGACGCAATACGATACGTAGCCTTGAAGAAGTTATCCGTAGCAAGCCACGGAACGGCTAGGGCACACGTATTAAGGCAACAATAACTACGACAAAATTATAAAGCGTATGGATAAGAACACTACATTCAAGTACTGGCTGGCAGTGGCAAGGCACACCAGCTATAAAATCGGCAAGCAGCCACGACCAGCTTTTGTCGGGGAGAAACAAGTGCCCGACAATCTCAATCAGCTATCCATCGGACAGCTAATAGACCTATCCCAGCTATCGGACAGCGAGGAAAGTCTGTATCAGATAGTGACAACCGTCCTCGGTCTGAGCCACAAGGAAGTGGAGCAGGCTAGGGCGGTTGATGTCGTTATGCTCATCGGCTGGGTAACAGCCGAGGTGGAGCGCATCAACAAGCTCTTCGAGAGCACCGACACAGCGAAGCCAACACGACTGGAGAAGGAGGCAGGCATCGACACCCTGCGCTTCGGTTTGTTCGGCATGCTGGATTGGTATGCAGTGAGAATGGGCATCAGCGACCACGACCAGGTATTGAAGACACCGTGGCTTCGCATCTACAAGTGTATGGAGATGGACAACAAGAGAAGCGTGTACGCGAGAAACCTGCAGAAGTTGCAGGCGGAGGAGATGAAACGTAAATCTAGATAATTATGGCAACAATCAGAGAAACATTGAAACAGCTGGCAGCAGACACGCTACCGGACTACACCTACCTATTTGAGGATTGGGACACAGCGGACACCAAGCTGGAGAAGCTGAGCTACCCTGCAATCGTGTGCATCATCCCAGCCAGCGGAACGACAGAGATACGCAACGGCAGAGTATATGACACCGTGAACGTTGCCCTGGCTTATCTCGACACCGTACCGAGGGGAGCGGAAGGGGATGACAACGGAGAGTGCATCGACAGAATGAAGGTGGCAGGGGCAAGGATGATACGAGCCATCAACCAGTCGCACCAGTTCGAACCGTTGGAGGGGCAGCAGTACTACGAGACCATCATCGAGCGGCTGAGCACGATCGTGTCGGGCGTAATGTACTCCCTGCAACTGACACAGAGCATAGGAGGGTGTGTGGTATGAGCAAGGGAGGAATACAATTCGACCCAAAGGCGGCATCGCTGATAATGAGGGAGGAAGTGGAGAGAGCACGGCAGCTTATCATAAACCACATCAGAATCAACGGACAGAACGCATCGGGGCGCACCATAGCGAGCCTAAAGGTGGAGCAGCCCAGCGAGGATGAAACCATCCTTTGGGGACACAAGCCATTCGGAGTACTGGAGACCGGACGAAGGGCAGGAAAGATACCATACGGCTTCCGTGGCATCATCCGCCAGTGGATGAAGGACAAGGGACTGCACGGCACACCTATCCCCTACAAAACCCAGCGACCGCACAAGTACACACCGCAAGAGCGTGGCGATATGAGTATGGCAGGGGCAATCGCCCACACCATCGCCAACAAGGGTTCTAGGCTGCACCGCACTGGCGGCAGGGCTGACGTGTACAGCAACGTTGTGCCCGATACGATGAAGCGGTTGGGGCAGAGACTTATTTTCTTAATCCACCAGTCGGTGGGAAGTATCAAACTAAACAATGAGACGGTATGAGACAGACAGAGAAAAACGGCATCACGATTAAGTATGCGGACGCTGTAGGCTTCGCTTTCCTTCCCTGCATCATCAAGGCGAGCGGCTCGGGCGTTGCGAGCATCGAGACAACCATCAGCAGAGAGACCAAGGCGCACACGTACAGAGTGGAAGCGTTTGCAGATAACTGCATTATGGACTACCGGGAATATGTGCAGGCACTCTTCGATGGCATCAGCTTCGGGAACCTTGACTACACAAAGGAGATTCTGCAGAGCAACCTCGGGGCAGCGTTCAATATTTCCGTGAAGGTCAAGAACAGCGAGGGGAGCGACCTTGCTACATTCAGCTACACGACCTTCTACGTGTGGGGAGCGATGAGGGCAGGCGAGACGTGGAACGGATTCAAGAGGCTCACTTGGTTCACGCATTTTCCATTCTCCTTTGGTCTTTATACCAATGCTGCTTCCCAGATACTTGTCGGCTACGAGGGAGCACCAAACAAGTTAGTTAAGCCGGGCATCGCTGGCATCGTGGACATCAGCGCCAGCGTTCTACCAAACAAGGCTAGGTACTGGAATATCTACGACTATGATGGAAAGATAGAGCAGGGAACGTTCACGGACGTTTTCGACCTTACCTTTGCGATGGAGAGCGGTGGCAAGCAGTCTCTCCTTGCAAGGATAGAAAGGAACGACACGGAGAAGGGCATTTATCTTCGTTGAGTTGACCGACACGGCTTCTACCGTTACTGGCTATTCACGCAAGGCGATGAGAGCAGGGCGATAAGCAGCGACACCAGCTTCATTCGCAACAACCTCGGAGGGTATGACGATACGATATTCGGCTTCCTTGGAGTGAACGGCAGACGGCAGAGCTACAGCAGAGAGGACACCATACCGCTTTGCGCACCACTGGTGGACAGCGAGACGTTCGATTTCCTGCAAGACCTAGCAAGCAGTCCGGTCGTGGATATGTACCTCGGGGGCAACAAGTGGCAGAGCGTGACAATCAAGGCAGGAACGTACACCAAGACAACGGCAGAGTTGCAGGATTTCGTCTGCAACCTTGTTATTAACAATACACAGATTCAGCAGCTATGACAGACCAGCAACTTTACATCGATGGCATCTTGATGGATATGAGCGAAGAAACGGCAATCACGCTCGACATCAAGAGCAACCTTTTCCGTGACATCACGAAAATGACCGCCAACACCACATACACCATCAACCTGCCCAAAACAGCGCACAATATGGCGGTGCTGGAGTTTGCAGGGAAACCGAGCACCAGCAGCAAATACCCTATATTTTCCACACAGCACGTTATTTCCGCAATGGGCTGGAGATTATCCGCAATGGAAGGGCAAGCGTTCTGAGCGTAAAGGAAACCATCGAAATTTCGATTTATTGGGGATTGTTCCAGGCACTGACAACGCTTCAGTCGTCTGACTTGAAACTGAACGAGTTGAATTGCACGAAGTATCTGCGGTTCAACAGAAGCAACAGCTCCTACACCTACGAGAAGGCGATTTCCGAGGGAGTTTTCTATGCCAACTACGATACGGCAGCGGTCAAGACATCAAGCGAGGAGTGGCAGGGCTATGACCGCAACGTTGGAGGAAACAGCAATACGACATATTCACTCGTTGACGGCAAGATAAGAACAGGAACAGAGGTCGGAATATATGTATCTGGTGAGGTGCTGACCGATGGTACCTACCGGTGCACAATCATACCTTTCAAAGCTGGAATGAGAGCGACCATCAACAAGGTGTTGGGAAAGGGGGACTATCGAACCTGGGCAATACTAGACACCAACAAGAACATCGTGAGCCTTGCTGCGGATGCAGGAACAACCGAGGCGGAAACCAATCCGACCATACCAGCACCAGACCCGATTTTATCAGAATCTATCGGTGCAGGTATCCTTTGCGCCAGTGGAGACACGAAAACAGCTATGACGACTATCAGCATCCGATTTGCATTGATGGACGAAGCACCAGCAGGGCAGGTGGAATACGGAAGCTACGACCCTGCCACCGGGTTTGCAGAAGCCTGGGGAGTGGAAGACATACCAGCAGACAAGGGTGGCACAGAAATCACGGTGAACATAACCAGGTATAAGCAGGCTGGAAGGCTCATCTACGTGAAGCCATCAAAGAGCGGAATGCTCTACTGGATAGCAGGCGAAGGTTCGGAAAGCAACTACTACGTATCTGGCGGAACACAATACAAGACATCGAGATTCGCACCATACAGCGTGAAGTACACCAGCGAGAGTGAGCCAATTGATATAGACCTTCAAGCACCAGCCACGGCAGAGTGGCTGGTCATCAACGCAATCAAGGAATACAGCACTGGTACGACCATTCGAGTTAAGAGCGAGACTGAGAGCCGGGCGAGAGCCAGCAGCAGGGAAGTACAGACTTCTTCGAGCGGAGGCGGTTCATTTGGTGGAGGTGGCTCTTTTGGTTATGCCGACAAGGGAGCAATCCAGCCAAGCGTGACGGCACAATATATCCTAGACCTTATCACGGCACAGACCGGGGTTGCATTAGGATGGAGCAGCCAGGCGAAAGAAACCATCAAGGGGCTTGCTGTCCCATTGATTACAAGGAAGGCAGATGCACAGACGGTAGTAGGCAGCTTTGAGGGTACTTTCATCGCAACAACGAACCTCGGCATTCTTGAATTCCAGCCAAGGAGTCTATCGGAGGTCTTCGATGGACTGGAACTTGCGAACAGATACAGCCAGCTGAAAGTAAAGATTGCCTGCACGATGATTTTCGATGTTCAGATAAACTGGTCGTGGGACGCATCGAATGCACGCCCGAATGGGTATGTCGGCAGTTCTTACGAAGGCTCTACAGAACATAACGGAGTATATCAGTACGAGCCTTGCTACGTTGAAATCAAGGTTGTAGCAAGGCATACGAGCGATCAGGAGGAAAGCGAGTACACCAAGACATACATCGCAGGCAAGGAGATAGACGGAGATGATTCTTCTAGAAGGTATATTACAGACTACGATTCTGACAAGGTAAACGGACGGTTCATACACCTTGCAGCAGGACGAGGGGAGATTCAACTTGAAGGGGGCGACATCGTGACCTTCGAGTTCAAACACTACGGTAAGGGAGTCTTGAGAGGGCTTCGTGGGTACAACGGACGCATTTCTGCAAGCATCAGTCAGAGCGATGAAGTACCCTACGGAGGTAATTTCCCTATCGGCAAGAACCTGCCCGACATCAAGGTAACGGATTTTTTGAAGTGTATCTGCATTCTGACATCAACGTTCCCAAGCCAGCGATTCACCGATGGAAGACTTGCGTTTGCTGACATCGTGAGCCTATGGGAAGACAAGGCGCAAGCGGTGGACTGGACGAAGAAGCTCATCCCAAGCGAAGCCTGCAACCATCCAAGGCAGACCGATTTCAGCGTAGAGGACTATTGCCAGCATAACATCTACAAGTGGAAGGAAGACGATACCGTCTATCGGAAGCACGATGCGGATATGGAGATAGACAACAAGACGCTGGAATATACGCAGGACGTTTGCACGCTGCCTTTCGCTGCCACGGACGGAAACCGCATACCGATATACGAGTGGGAGAGTGTGCAACGCTACTTTGGTAGAACCACGTTAACGGTACAGACAGCCACCAAGTACAAGGCGTGCAAAGACCGAATCGTGAACCTTACTAAGGACGATGCCGGCTATGCGGTATTGGCTTTCAACATCGACCTGCAAGGTATATTCGACAGCAAGCTTGATAAGCTGAGAAAGACGGTGGCGAACCCGCACCAGATAACGGAGCGTTTCAACCTTTCGGATTTGGAGATACTGAACTTTGATGAAACGAAGCCAGTGTACCTTGCACAGTATGGAGCGTATTTTGCGGTTCTCGAAATCAAAACAACAAACAGCGGATATTGCGAGGTTACAATGATAGAGTTGAACAACTAAAAAGAACGAACTATGGTAAGTGAAGACAAACAGCAGATACTTGACATCAAGGTCAAGTACGAGGATGCAATCTATGGCATCATCAGATACAAGGAGAAGATTGACCAGCTAAAGCAATCCATCAAGGACTTGCAGCAGCAGGAAAAAGACAAGACCATCACGACCAACGAGATGAAGGTGCAGACGGAAGCCATCAACGCAACCATCAAGGAGTACCAGTACAACGTGCGTGCCTTGCAGAAGGAAATCCAGAACAACGTGCGCACAGAGAACGAGCAGGAGGGCAGTTTGAAGCAGCTGCGTGCCCAGCTTTCCAATGCCACCAAGCAATACGATGAGATGGCAAAGGCAGAGCGTGAGGGAGCGAAGGGGCAAGCACTAGCCAAGCACATAAACGAGATAACGGAAAAGCTGAAACTGGCAGAGGAGGAGACGCAACGGTATTATCGCAACGTTGGCAATTACTACAACTCGATGATGCAAGCAGCAGATGACCTGCAGGGGACGGAGTTCTTTGGTATGGATATTGTCAATGATACCGAGGTTAGCAACATCATCAAGCTGGCGCAGAATATGGATGGACTGACAGGCAAGCTGAAGGCGTTCGGTAAGACCGCAATCGGCTTGGTTATGAATCCATATTTTGCAGCACTCGCTGGCGTTGTCGGTGTTGGTATGACATTTAAGTGGTTCTATGACTACAACAAGGGATTGATGGAAGCCACACGACTGACGAAGGAATTCACCGGGTACACCGGGGAAGCCCTGGAGACGATGAGAAACAGCATCGCAGCCACAGCGGACACGATGGGAAAGGATTTCAAGGACGTTCTCGGAACGGCTGACAACCTTATGGCTAATTTCCATCTATCGGGCGAGCAGGCGATGGATGTAATCAACAAGGGCTTTGCGAGTGGTGCAGACCTATCGGGCGATATGTTGCAGAAGATACAGCAATATGCGCCTACCTTCCACGATGCAGGTATCTCAGCAGACCAGCTTGTGGCGATATTGCAGCAGACCAGAAGCGGCATTTTCAGCGATAAGGGTCTAGACATTATCACTATGGCTAGCAAGAAAATCCGTGAGATGAGCAGCGGAACGGCTTCAAGCCTTGACGCTATCGGCATTTCATCGAAGCAGGTGCAGCAAGACCTAGCCAACGGCACGAAGAACACATTCGACATCATCCAGCAGGTAGCTTCGAAGATGAAGAACTTTGGAGCGGACAGCCAGCAGGTTGGAGATATACTGAAAAACGTCTTCGGAAAGCAGGGAGCGGCAGCTGGTATTCAGCTTATCGAACAGCTCGACACGATGAGCACCAGCCTTGACGAAGTGAAGAAACAGACTGGAGCCTGGGGAGATGTGCAGCTGGAGAACATCAAGTTACAAAAGGAACTGAACACCTATATGAGTTCTATGTTCGATTTCAGTCAAAAGGGCTTTGCATCAATCATCACGGCAGGAAAACAATTCGGAACGAAGGTGCTCATTCAGATAATGAAGGGTTTGTTCAACACCATCAACTACTTCATCGACTGGTACAACGAGAGCCTTCTTTTGCGTGGAGCTATTCAGACACTTGGAGCTGCTTTTCGTGGAGTTTGGTCTGTAGTTAGAGGCGTGGCAAACCTTATCATCGATGCAATGAAACAAGTCGGCAGAAGCCTAAAGGGTGCGCTCGATATATTAGAGGGTATCGTAACGTTCGACCTTTCCAAGGCACAGCAGGGATTCAAGGAGATATTTGACCTTTCCAAGTTTATCAAGGAAGGATGGAATGATATTAAGCAGACTGGCGCAGACTTTGGAAACGCATTCGCTGACGGATACGAGAACGCAGTGAACGGAAGACTGAAGCATCTGAAACTTGCGAACCTAGACGGTGGAGCGACCAGCAGCGAGCCAGTGAACGGAAACAAGGGAACGACACCAGCCAAGGGCAGCACCACCAAGACCAAGGCACAGAGAGCCAAGGAGAAAGCGGAAGCCAAGGCAGAGGCAGAGCGCAGAAAGAAGCAGGAAAGGGAATTGCAGGCACAGATTGCACTTATCCAGTACAAGTACAACGAGCAAGTAATGGACGCAAAGAAGCGATACCTCGCAGGTATGTATGACAACGAGCGAGACTACAGCAACGACCTGGAACAGCTGGAGAAGGATATGGTGGCAAGGAGCATTGACGCATACGTGGCGGCTGGAGAGATAGGAGCGGAAAAGGCGCAGGAAATGCAGGCTAAGCTGCTCGACATAATGATAAAGGCGAAAGCGGACTTGAAGAACCAAGCAAAGGAGATTGTTGACGAACTCAACAAGGAGTTCGAGGAAGCAGAGAAGGCACGCAGGGATGCGGACATTATGAACGATGGCACTGGAGAGGAAGACGATGCAGCCAAGCTGGAGAGATACAAGGCTTTCCTGGAGCAGAAGCTAGCAATGACCCAAGAGAATGTTGAAGCGCAGAAGCAGCTACAGCAGGAACTGCACGATACGACTTTGCAGTTGCAAGCTGACGAAAACAAAAACAAGCAACAGAAACTTCAAGAGCAGAACCAAATGATAGCCGATTATATCGGGGCAATCGGTGATGGGTTGGCTGCGTTTTTCGAGAGCCAGGATCTGACTTTTCATAATTTCCTCAAAACCATGCTGACAACCTACCTAGATGCGATAGAGAAGCAGATAACTACGTCTTATGCAGCTATTCTTGCAGATAGTATTCTTCATGGCGGATGGGCAGGAGTTGCAAGTGCAGCAGCCAAGCTTGCTTTAATCAAGGCAGCGTTTGCAGCAGCCAAGGCAGCAGTCAAGGGATTCTCAACTGGTGGCTACGTCCAAGGCTCGGGCACTGGAACGAGCGACAGCATCCCGGCAAGGCTCTCCAATGGCGAGAGCGTAATGACCGCCAAGGCGACATCGATGTTCAGTCCGATATTATCCGCATTCAACCAGCTTGGAGGCGGTGTGCCTATCGTGGTAAACAACGGCGGCAGCAATATCGGTATGGATATGCTGGCGGCAGCGGTTGCTAGAGGGTATCAGATGGCTCCCCAGCCAGTAGTGAGCGTGGAAGAGATAAACCGCACCCAGCGGAGAGTGCAGACGATAGAGAATATCGGCAGGCTCTAACGGTGTTGTTATTTCAACAAGATTTGCGTTCAGAGCGGTTTTTGGTCGAAGGTGGTAAAGTTATACGCCCAAGGCAGTAAAAGCCGCTTAGAGCGCAAATTTTCGGCTTATTTAGGAAAATTAACTGTTTAGTAGATAAACATATTGAAAATTATCGTATCTTTGCAGCGTTTTAAAACTTAAAAATAACGTTTCAATGGCAAAACTCAGAATATACAACGACATCGACAGCCAAGACAACAAGTTTTGGTATCAATGGTTTGGTGGTGACTGCGTATGTTTTCAAGATATAGATGTTTTTGCGGCAAGCATACCGGAAAATGATGATACAATAGATATGCGTATCTTCTGCAATGGCGGCTCGGTTGTCGAAGGCTGGGCAATCTACGACAGACTGCGACAGAGCGGCAAGAAGATAACCTGCACCATTGAGGGCAAGGCTGCTAGTATGGCAACAATCATTATGCTGGCAGCACCAAAGGAGAGCCGCAAGGCATACGAGAACGCTGCCTTTCTCCTGCACAATCCGTGGGTTCCCGGCTGGTGTCTGGGCGACCAGCTGAACGCAAAGGACTTGAAGAACCAGGGCGAGGAAATGCAGATGTGGCAGGACAAGATGGTGGACGCATACGTAGAGCGGTGCGGGTGCGACCGGGAAGAGATTCAAGCCTTGATGGATAAGGACATCTTCATCAGCACCAGCGAGGCTTTGCGCCTAGGTCTTATCAGCAGCACCGTTGCACCAATCAGCGCAAGCGCATCGAAGCGCAATATAGAGCAATTCATTAATTCAAAACAACAAAATCCAAAAGCAATGGAGAAGAAAACTGAAGTAAAGGCTTCTCTCCTCGACAAGATTCTCGCAAAGTTTGGCGTGAAGACACTGGAGGAAGCAGAGCAGGCTTTGGCAGAGCCACAAGCCAAGGTAGAGCCAAAGGCTATGGAACTCAACACAGCGGACGGACAGACACTGACCGTTGAGCGTGAAGAGGGAGATCCGCAGGTTGGCGACAAGGCAAGTCCGGATGGAACGTTTGAAATGCCCGATGGCAAGACAATCGTTGTCGAGGATGGTGTAATCACCGACATTAAGACCGCAGACGACACCGACAATGAGGGTGGTGAAGGCGGTGAGGGCGGCAGCGCATCAAGCACCGACAACGACACCGTAGCCAAGTTGCAGCAGCAGGTAGCAGCACTCAAGCAGCAGTTGAGTGACACCAAGGTACAGCTGGCAAGCGCACAGAAACTTGCGAAGAGCAAGGAAGATATGCGCATCTTGAATGCAGTGAAGATGGCAGGCGGTGCGGAGAAGGTGCTTGCAGGCTTCAGCAGCCACTACCAGCCATCACAACGACAGCCAAGCGGCAAGGGCGCAGGAGAGCAGGTGGACGTTAAGGCGGACGCAAAGACTATCAGCGAGAAGGTAAAGGCTTATCGTTTCAAGAAGCGACCAAGCAAGGACTAAAACGTTGTAAGAAATCAAGTAAAAAACAAATTAGATAGTTATAAATTATGAGTAATACTTTTGATGTAAAGCAGTTCGAGAACTTTGTCCTCGAACCCGAAAATCTGAAGACCATCAAGGATGCCGTTCAGGAGACATTCTACAAGGATGAGGACATTGCAGATTTCGTCACCATCACTAAGGTCAAGGACGGAGACCCTATCGCCACCATTGGTGAGATGGAGATGGTCGGCAAGGCTGGCAGCGGTTGCGACCCAACGTATGACGAGAAGGGCATCGCCAACAAATTGGAGCGCTGGAAGCTTGGCGACTGGCAAGTACCAATCAAGATTTGCTATGATTCGCTGAAAGGCTCAATCGCTGAGTACAGCTTGAAGACCGGCACAGACATTGGAGACCTCACCAGCACCGACTTTATGGTAATCTACACCGATGCACTGGAGCGTGCTATGAAGCAGATGGTTTGGCGCTTCGGCTGGTTTGGTGCTGAGGATGCGCAGACTGTTTCCGAGGGCGGCAAGTTGACCGATGGTTTGAAGAAGGAGTACTTTACCACTTGCGATGGTCTCTTCAAGAAAATTTTCGCAGCTACAGCCACAAAGAACCGCACCGAGATTGCAGCCAACAAGGAAACTACGATGTCGGAGCAGATTGCGGCAATCCGCAAGCAGGGTGTGGCAACCGACCTTGTAGACAATATGCTTATGAACGTGGACTCACGCATCATCGATGACCCGAACGCTGTGCTTCTTATGACCCGCTCGCTGGCTGACGCATTGACTTACGACATCAAGAAGACGTACCACGACATTATGCCTTGGGAGAAGGTCTTCGATGGCTTCCAAACATCGACCTACAACGGCATTAAAATTGCCAGTGTCAGCATTTGGGACAGAATGATTAAGGGCTATGAGAAAGGCGCTACAGCGTACAACCTTCCTCATCGTATGGTCTTCTGTAACCCTAAGCAGCTGATGGTCGGCACACCGCAGGATTCGCTCATTAGTGAGCTGGATGCTTGGTTCGACCACAAGGAGCGTAGAAACTATATCTATTCAACTGGTAAGATTGGCACGGCTCTCCTCGAAGAGAATATGATCCACGCAGCTTACTAATCGCTCCATATCTTCATCAAGTATTAAGTTTCAAATCCTCAACACCCACAAAACGGTGTTGGGGATATAACAATTTTAAAACGAATTAATATGGCAAAAACTTGCGAGAGCCTTATCGCCCAGGACATCATCATCCCTTGCGAAGACCAGGTAACAAAGGGATTGGAGGGCGATGGACTTATCATCAACCGAGACGACATTGACTTTGCCAAGTCCGTTGTCGTGGGTAATATAATTAGCACATTGGTCTTGAAGACTGGCAAGAAAGCATACGCTATCCGGCAGGAAGGCAGCAAGCCATACACTGGAACCAAGACCGAGCTGATCGTTGGCACGTATCGCAACAGCTGGAAGAATACCGTAGCAGTCGTGGTATTGGCAAACACACCTGACGTTTGCGCAAATATCATTGACGGACTGGCGAACGGAAAGTTCGTTATCATCCTGCGCAACCTTTCGAAGGGAGCGGACGGAAAGGCAGAGTACCAGGTATTCGGATATGCGCAGGCACTGAAGGCAAGTGCTGGAGAAAACGACAAGTACTCAGACGACACCGAGGGCGGCTGGCTTATCACGCTGGAAGAGGAGAGCGTACCGAAGGCAGCTTATTTCTTCTTTGATACAGACAGCGAGACAACGGCAGCCAAGTACGCTAGTCTGACAACAGAAGCCGTAGGAGGTTAAGCTATGACCTACGAGGAAGCAATAGCCAAGGTCGGAGAGTTGAAGGAACGGTATGACAGTCCCTTTGACGCATCCGACAAGGCAGTTATCGAAACTCTATATTTCGAGGTAACACGGAAGCGGTTTGTACCGACAACCTGCCAGCAGTGTTACCACGATGCTTTGATTGAAATTTATCTAAAACTCAAAAAAGAAAAGGCTATGCCAAAGCAATGTAATTACGCAATGAAGGCAGGCTTCATCATTTCCTGCCCCGATTTCTATAATGGTAAGATTTTCACAAACGAGAACCTGACTGACAAGGTAGCACACGAATATCTGACGAAGTACCCACATATGGAGAAATACTTCCAAAAGATACCCAGCGAGGAACTCATCGAGAACAAACAGCAGCCAGCAGGCAGCGACAAGAAGAAAGACCTCGACCAAGCCGAAAAAGCAGGCAAGGAAGAGTAATAAAACAACAGGTAAAACGACACAAGCAAGATGAACGTAAAGACAGTTAAGAAGCCGAAGCGAAGAATTGATATTGGCTACGTGAGCCGATTCAAGATGCAGGCATACGGATATGATAATCTATATCCGCAGAACCTCGCACGCATCACGGAAGCCAGCGGAACGGCAATGCTCTGCCTTAACCGCTACGCCCGATTCATTGAGGGCTACGGCTTCGACAGCGATGTTATCGCAGCGTTAGCGATGAACCAGCAAGGGGACACTGCAGACGATTTGCTTCGAAACGTATCGGGCGACCTTGCGAGGTTTGGAGGCTTTGCCCTTCACGTGAACTACAACGTTCTCGGGCAGGTGTCGAGCGTGAGCCACGTACCCTTTGAAAATTGCCGACTGGAAGAGACGGACGACAAGGGGAACGTGGCGCACGTCTTGCTGCACCCAGACTGGGAGCAGAAGAAAACGAGGAACGGAAAGCGGTTGATGGTGAACGAGAAGACCATCGAGCGCATCAACACCTTCAATCCCGACCCCGACATCGTTCTTGAACAGATTGAGAACGCTGGCGGTATCGACAGCTACAATGGGCAGATTCTGTGGCAGAGCCTAGACGGAAAGTTTATCTATCCGACAGCCAGCTACGATTCTGCCATCACGGAGATTTCGACCGATGAGGGACTGGGCAACGTGAAGATGAGAAACGTCCGCAACAACTTCCTCGTATCGTGTATGCTCGTAACCAAGAAGGGCGTTCCTAAGTTCAACGAGAAAGGCGAAGAGGTGGAGAGCGGACAGATGATTTCCGATGAAGACCTTTTGCAGTTCCAGGGGGACGAGAGCACAGCGAAGATTCTAGCTGTCGAGGTGGAGAACGAGGAAGACGAACCGAAGGTTGTGGCTTTCCCAACGAAGAACTTCGACAAGGAGTTTTCCGTGACCGATAGCAGCGTTATCGAGCGCATCTACGCACAGTTCCACCAAGAACTCTTCTACTCCATCCGTATTGGCAAGCTGGGATTCAGCGGACAAGTGATGCAGGATGCCTATGAGTACTATGCTGGAGAGGTGACGACAGAGCAGCGATTCATTGAGCGAGCCTTCAAGAAGATTTTCGAGAACTGGCACGATCCAGGCATTCAGAACATAGACCCCAAACTACAGCCGTTGAAGTATATCAGCAGCGAGGCGGGAAACAACACCATCAAAAACGAATGACCATGCCAAAGATTGAACGTAAACCATTATTGACTGTCGAGCAGTTCAAGCAACTTGCAAGACCGACCAGCGCACACCTTGATGAGGATGAGGTGGAGAAGCTTATCCGAGAATGCGAGGATGCCTTTATCTTGCCAGCCATCGGCTGGGCGAACTTCAAGGCATCAATCGGACTATGCCCATGGGACAACACCTTCGACGATTCTTTTATTCCCGATTTATTCTTGGACGGAGGCGAGTGGGACACCAAGGAGAGAGACGAGGACGGAAACGAATTCAAGAAGCTAAGGTATTGTAACGGTGTACGCAAGGCGGTCGCTTATTTCACGTATGCGAAGTTATTGCGAGCCGATGGAACAATTATAAGCCGTGCGGGCGGTATGCGTCACAGAGACGAATATTCCGACCATGTGCAGGACATAACCAACAACAAGCAATACAACGACATTATGGGATTGGCAGAAGGGTATTTATCCGACTGCCTATATTATCTTAAGTATCACGCAAAGAGCAAGCAGATAAGCCCGGTTAGAGGTAGTCGGGCGCATGTGCATGCGATAGGAGACTAGAGCGTATGGCAGACACAGTAATCAAGACAATTTCCCAAATGCGGGAGGTGGCTCAAAAGGTCAAGAATGAGACGGAGGTCGGTTGCAATACCGCAGACCGTGTCGGAGGGCTTTTCGAGGACATCGTAAATCATATCGGGCAGCACGAAGACAGCCTTTTAGTCCTTGGGGAAAGCGAGTATAATTCCATCAACAAGGACGAAAGCAAGATTTATTTTGTTTACGAGGAGGAATAGGTATGATTCGGGCATTTGGACACGACATAGCGATAATACAAGCCAAGGGCAAGGTTATCGCGGCTGTCTATCGAGGAGCGAGGCTTGTTTGGCAAGCAGTCCGTTCTTGCTTCGGGAGCGGGCACTGGATAGACTCTAAACCATGGATTGATAGCGAAGCATGGAAAAATAATTAAAAATAATAACAATGGCAAAAGTTTATGATAAACCGATAAACCTTTCCACTAACTGGGGAGGGGATTCCAGCACTGGAAACTTGCCAGTGTCGGGACGGCGAGTGCAAGAACTCATCAAGAACACATTCGCTAAGAAGGGCGGCTTCTTCCAAGTTAAGGATAGCAAGTTTTTGCAGGTTTTTGCTAGCGAGGAAGACGCTAAGAACTACAACAAAGACAGCGAGAAATACGCCGACTTGGTTCTCTCGCAGATTCAACTTCCGAACACTGGAGCAACGCAAGCGACAATGAAAAATACGATTCTCGCCACACCTAGCGAATATACGACCCCTGGGAGTGCCGAGGTTTTCAAGTTTAGGTACTTATCCTATTACGACAACGAGCAAGACCTTTCTCAGATGAGTGGTTCTTGTACGGTTTATGTTGCGGGTTTGCAGCGTGAGCGCATTTCCCTGCGTTCGGGCAGCACCTATACGATTGATGTAACGAAGTACATAGGCGATGATGTTACGGAAATCAGATTCACTATCGACAACGGGGAGGGAAGCAGCAGAAGCTACGTTTACGAAGTCACAACCGTAAACCTTTTTGTTTCTTCAAGCTTTGATAGCGTGACCGCATACGAGGGTGCAATCCCATTTGTGTACACACCAATCGGCAATATCAAGAAGGTCGTCCATATTCTCTTGGACGGCGAAGAGATACACACCGAGGAGACTGAAGTCAACAACCGCCAGCAGTCCTTTGAGATTCCAGCACAAGCGCACGGAGCGCATAGCCTGGAAGTTTATCTGTCCGCATCCGTGCAGGGGTCGGAACTGGAGAGTAACCACCTTAACTTTGCACTCATCTGTATCGAGCGAGGAAACGAAACCCCAATCATCGCTAGCACCATGGAACATATCTACATGAAGCAGTACGAGACAGTTTCCATTCCTTTTGTGGTCTACGACCCATTGAACAACCCAGCAGACATTACCTTGAAGATTAATGACTCAACCGTGGCTACCCGAAAGGTTGACCGCACCCAGCAATCGTGGGTATACAAGTCGATGAGCCAAGGTGGCGCCGCTATGACGATAACTTGCAGAAGCGTAAGCAAGACATTCTCATTGACTGTTGACAAGTCTTCCATCACATCAGAGGCAGAAACCAGGAATCTTGAGTTGTTCCTAACCTCACAGGGCAGGAGCAACCAAGACACCAACAAGGAGATATGGAAGTACAATGACATCGAAGTTTCTTTCAATGGTATGAACTATCAGACCAACGGCTGGGTTGAGGACTCAGACGGCAACATTGCCATGCGCTTAAGCGGCGGTGCAACAATGAGCATACCTTTGCGTTTGTTCGCCAAGGACATCAGACAAACTGGAAAAACAATCGAGATTGAGTTTGCCGTAAGACAGATAACCGACTTTACAAGCGTAATCCTATCATGCATGCAGGGCGGCATCGGCTTGCAACTGACCCCTAACACGATTTCCATTACCTCGGAGCAATCAGCACTGGAGACCAAGTACAAGGAAGATGAGCGTGTCCGAATCTCTTTCGTTATTGAGAAGCGAGCCAATAACCGATTGATGCAGATTTACATCAATGGCATCAAGTCTCAGTCCTTGCAGTACCCGAACAACGATGGATTCATGCAGTCGGCACCTGTAGGAATAACCGTTGATTCTTCGACAGCCACAATCGACATCTACAATATCAGAAGTTATTCTAACAACCTCAACGCCCAGCAGCTTCTGGACAACTATATTGCGGATATGGACGACATAGAGAAGAAACTGACTATCTTCAACCGCAACCAAGTTTATGATACATACGGCAATTTGAGCTATTCCAAGTTGCTGGAGCAGATTCCGTGTCTCATTATCACTGGTGAGCTTTCCCAGTACAAGGGCGACAAGAAGACCGTAGCTATCGAGTATGTGGACAAGAACAATCCAGCGAATAGTTTCACCGCCGACGGCGTGGAGCTGAACGTGCAGGGTACTTCTTCCCAGTACTACCCGCGCAAGAACTACAAGGGCAAGTTCAAGAACGGCTTCAATATGACCGCCAGTGGCAAGCATGAGGATAACTTTGCGCTTGATAAAGATGCTGTTTTGCCAGCAGTAAATTTCTGTTGGAAGGCTGACTTTGCCGAGAGCAGTGGCACACACAATACCGGTTTAGCTAACTATATCGGGTGGATGCTCAAAGAGGCAGGCATACAGACAGAGCCACAGAAAAAGAACTCGCTCATCCGTACGACCGTATATGGAGAGCCATGTTTGATTTTCCACAGAAGTAAGGCTGGGGAGACACCTCTGTTCATCGGCAAGTACAACTTCAACACCGACAAGAGCGCAGAGAACACATTCGGCTTTGCGGAGGGGGATGAATCGTGGGAGTTTCTGAACAACACTAGCGACCGCTCGAATTTTCGTTCGGCAGACTTTTCAGATGATGGCTGGAAGAATGATTTTGAGGGTCGCTATCCAGATGGAAACGAGGATATTTCTCACATGAGGGAAGTGTTCGCTTGGGTGGTTTCATGCAAGGACAATATAGAGAAGTTCAAGGCAGAGTTCGCTGAGCATTTCGACAAGAAGACAATTCTCTTCTATGACCTCATTACACTGGTTTTCGGAATGGTTGACCAGCGAGCGAAGAACCAGTTCCTGACATATTACACTGGTGGCAAGTGGCTTTTCATTTTCTATGATAATGATACTGTCTTCGGCATCAACAATGAGGGCGCAATACAGTTTAGCTACGATATAGAAATACATGATATTATCGGTAACTTGAATGTATGGAACGGTGCAAACTCCTTGCTTTGGGAGCTTGTGGAGCAGGCTTTTTCTTCCGACATCACGAAGATGTACCAAGACTTGCGTCAGAAAGGCATTCTAAGCTATGACAAGGTTATCGAGTATTGCAACACAAGACAGAGCGACAAGTGGTGCGAGGCGGTTTACAACGAAGACGGCTATTTCAAGTACGAATCGCCTTTGATTGACGGATATACGGACTATTCCACTGGAACTGCACAGACCGTGAAGACTGGAGCGTTCTTGTATGCCCTTCAAGGTAGCCGTGACGCTCATCGCCGCTGGTGGCTTTACAACCGATTCAAGTACATGGATTCTAAGTTCCAGGCAGGCTCTTCATTGTCTGACTACATTACTTTCCGAACATATACACCGAGTGTGTGGGCAGGCGTCGAGCCAAAGGCAGACATCACCATCGGTGCGTTCTCGGCAATGTATGGAACTATTCGCTGGGGTAGTGTGACCAAGAGTGAGAGAATGCGAGAGGGAGAAGTGAAGACTATCACCGCGCCTGCTGGCATCAAGTTCAACGACACCGAGACCATTATCTACAATGCTTCTATGATAAAGAGCATTGGCGACTTGTCGGCTCTATACATTGGCACGGTTGATGTATCGAAGGCAACCAATATAACAGAACTTATTATCGGCTCATCGGTGAGCAGCTACCAAAACAAGAACTTCACCGTTTTGTCCCTAGGTAACAACTCGAAGCTGAGAAAGCTGGATATTCAGAACTGCCCGAACTACACCGCAAGCATTGACGTGAGCGGCTGCGAGAACATCGAGGAGATTTATGCGAGAGGCACTGGTGCAACAGCCGTGAACCTTGCTGAGGGCGGCGTTCTCAGAGTTTTGCAGCTTCCAGCCACCATTACCAACTTGACGTTAAAGAACCAGCAGAAGCTGGGGCTCGGTTTAACCATGGAATCGTGGGCAAACCTTTCAACACTAGTTGTCGAAAACTGCCCAAATGTTGACTTCTTAAGTATCGCAGACAGCGTTCTTTCCTCAACGAACGCATTAAAGTACGCTAGATGCACCAATATTGATGCAACCAAGTCGGATTTCAATATCTTGAATAAACTTTCAAGAATCAAAGGAATTGGCGACAACAACGAATATACGGAAACTGCATACTTGAGCGGAAAATATGTTGTGCTTAAAGCTATCAAGGAAGACATCGAGAGAATGAAGAGTCTTTATCCTTATTTGTCAATTTCAGCAAGAACAACGCTGGAAACCATATTTGTTACATTCGAAGTGACAAGTCAATATGGAGTAATAAAAGGAGCGACCGTTGAAATCAACAGCTTGATATACGACCTTTCCTCGGGAACGGCAAAAGTGCCATTAGCCAAAGGAGAACGCTACGATTACGTTATCCGATATAGTGGCGGCGAAGATACTGGACACATTACACCTTCTTCAGACACGACCATATCAAAGTCGTACGAAATCGAATTAGACATTATGACGTTGAAGCCAGAGCCTAACGGAAAGATGCAAGTTTTGTTGACCGGTAACTCTGTGTCTATTAGCGTTGATTCGGGTTCTTCTATCAATATAGATTGGGGAGATGGAAGTACCAGCAATGAAGGCTCGCATACTTATACGGATGGTAATGCTTTCCATAATGTATCTGTGGATTCCGTCGAAGAAGAAAATACAGAAGTACTTTTTTCAGAAGGAAGCATTGTAGCCTTTTGGACGGTTGGAAATACAATGATAGGTCCAGATTCTCTAAAAAGACAAGAAAAATTGGAGTATGTAAGTGAAGACGTATGTTTCAATTCATCATATTTATCAGGCTTCTTTTATCAGTGTAGAAAGCTAAAGGAAATACCAAAATCCGTTTTTATCTCAAATGGGAATTCAACTAGTCTCAGTGAGTATAACGGAGAAGGTATTTTTCAAGGCTGCAATTCGCTCAAGTCTATTCCTGCTGGATTGTTTGATAATTTTAAAAATGTACAAGTTGCCATCTCTGCTTTTGAAAGCTGTGCAACCATAGAGAGCGTTCCACGTGGATTGTTCGACAAGATGGAAAAACTAAGTATGATTGACGATAATAATTATTACTATGCTAATGCTTATGGAATTTTCACGAGGTGTAGCTCGTTAAAAGAAGTTCCATTTGACATCTTCGACAAAAATCCTATAAGTAATTTTGACGGAACATTCGCATATACTAAATTGACTGTTGGCTTACTACCAGTCAGCTTAAAGAAGCCAGCCGCAAGGCATAATTATGTTTACTATAATTGCCCGATAGAAAAAATCATAGGAAGAACAGAGACACCAGCAACAATAGATTCAGATTGTATTCCTTCTAGTGTATTGAAAATTTACGTCCCAGATTCCGCAATTGACACATACAAGACAGCAACGAACTGGAGTAAGTTTGCAGACAAGATTGTTGGATGGAGTGAGTTAACTGAAGAAGAGAGACAGAAGTATGGATTAACAACATAAACGATTAGGATATGAAGATAGACAAAGACAACGACAAGCACATCATCGCTGATGATGGCAAGACGTTCGAGCGCATCGCAGATGGCACGAACTATGGCAAGGAGATTTATCTAGGGTATTCGTATTTCATTGGTGGGGAGAAGTTGGACGTTCCCCACCTTGACACGCCCGAGGACTTCCGAGAGGTTGACGAGCCAAAGGAAGATGAACAAAAAGAGAACAGAGATGAATGACAAGGAGAAAGAACTATGGCGAGTTATAGACAACGTAATCAAGTGTTGTGCTATTGAACTTCAGAACGGAGAGTTGAGCATTACGAGAGAAGACGTTCTCGGCAAGTCTCGAGCAGAAAACCTCGTAATGACACGATGTATATGGTCGTTGAGCAGATGATACACGCAGGATTCAGCATTACGACCATTGCGACCGTATTAAACCGCACCGTTCCAGCTGTTAGGCATCTTTGCAAGATGGCTTACACTTATCTCGGCACGTCTCGAGTTTATCGACTTGCCACGGCACAAGCAACCCTTCTAAACAAGGACGTTGAGCCGATTTGTGTTTAATCAAGAAACAAAAAGAAAATAACCAAAAGCGTTCTTTGACAATAATTCGATAAATACCCCTGCACTAACTTTTTGGAGCGAGCCAAAAATCAGAGTATCTTTGCAGCGGATTCCAGTATTTGGCTTCCGTAACGTAATTAACTCAAAATTTTATGGCAGACACAATCGAGAAAGTTTATTGCACTGGGGACGGTGGCAATGACAACCTGGCGGCAGCTTTGCTCGCTAGAGGTAGAGACAATGATCCAGCGACTATGCTGGCAGCAATGAACGGTGGTATGGGCAACTGGATGAATAACCCGTTTGCCTATATGATGATGATGGCTTGGATGCGAGACTGGAATAACCGTGGCGGCAATTTGCAGGACACGGAATTGCAGAATCAGATTGCGAGCCTTCGCACACAGATGCAGGACGGCAATAATACGGCTCTCCTGATGGACGCAGTGAAGGGCAACAGCGTTGCTCTTGGTCAGCTGGCGCAGAATCTTAACTGCGATATGAACCAGCTGCAGAATGCAGTCTGTGGCGTGCAGGCAGCAATCCAAGATGTAGGCGGCAAGGTTGGTCTCAGCGCAGAGCGAGTAATCAACGCAGCGAACCTCGGAAACCTCAACATCATCCAGCAGTTGAAGGACTGTTGCTGCACCACACAGCAGAACATCATCAAGATGGGCTACGAGAACCAGCTGGGGCAGAAGGAGATCATCAACGCAATGCAGCAGGGATTCTGTTACACCAATACTGGGCTGGAGCGAGGTTTCAGTAGCATTAGCAACCTCATCCAGACGGTCGCTTGCGACTTGAAGAACTCGGGCAAGGACAACACCCAGCGCATCGTTGATGTTCTCAACAACCACTGGCAGCAGGATTTGCAGCAGAGGTACAACGATGCACGCCTGGAGTTGAGCCAGCAGAGACAGAACGCTGAACTTATTGCAGCGTTGAAGACCACCACAGCCACCACTGGAGCGTAGTAGGTCTAAACAAAATCTATCAAGGGGCAACTCGCTGTTCTATCAGTGAGACCCCTTTTTGTCTATTTATCGAATTATCTAAAAAGAGCGCATTATGGAATTTAAGAATATACAGAGAAATCACCCGGTCTATCTGCTAGACAAGCAGACGGTGGAAGTTAAGGAAGGCAAGGTCGTAGACAACCAGCCGCACATCAACACTGGCATCGCAACCATTTCCAGCAGCGGACAGCCAATGCGAGACGTAACAATCGAGGTGGAGGGAAAGCAGACAATCTATACCATCCCCGAACACCTCGGAGTTACCTTTGCAGGCGAAACCGTACTGGCAACCGACAAGGCAGACCTTTTGCCCGAAGTTGGGAAATTGGTAAATGAAGCCGATGAGATAATCAAGGCATACGAGCCAAGCAAGGAGCGGAAAGCCAAGGGCGAAGAACTTCTTGCAGCTTTGAACCCGGCAATCAAGGAGAAGCAGGAAACCGAAAAGCGTTTCAAGGCACTTGAGGGCGATATAAGCGGCATTCGTGGTATGGTTAAGCAATTACTCGACAAACTAGGATAGGAGGGCGCACAATGAAGAAAATCATCGTTTTGCGCCATTCTTGCGATAGCGAGGAAGAGCGACACCAGCACCAAGAGAGCGACATCATCCACAGCTTACCATACGATAAGGCAGCAAAGGCTTTGATGGGAGCCAGCGGATATGCGGCATACGTTGCCAAGCACGGCTACCACTTCACGAAGCAGCTAGCAATCAAGGCGAGCGAGCAGATGAAGAACGTAGATGGAACGAGTCACCGATGGACTGTTGACGAAATCCGGTTGGCGACAAACAACGAGATAATCTCCAAGGGCACGACCATCGGGGATATTCTCTATTTGGCAAATATGGCTTATGCGGACTTCTATCCAAAGGTAATCAAGACCGAGAGCGACTGCGTACAGTATGCTATTGCCGTAGCCAGTGATCCAGACGGATACGAGGGTATGGCATTCTGCAGGTGGACGGCAGACATCATCGGGAAGGGTGTGACCATCGACTGGGAAAAATTGGAATAAACCAAAAAAAATAAATTGATATGAGCGAAGTATTTCACGATTTTCAGGTGCACCACCTATATCTGTGCGCCCTAGTAATTTTTATCTGTTTCGCTACAATTCTGATAGCGATGACAATTGACTTGATAGCAGGCATACAGAAGGCGAAGGAACTGCATGTTGCAAGAACGTCAACCGGGTTGAAGAAGACGTGCGACAAGGCAAAGAAGTATTTCCCTACATTCGGTATTGCTTCGCTTATGGACGTTGCTACGTGTATTATCTCCCCCTTCCCTATATTCTCCATAGCGTGGACGGTGTACCTGCTTTTGTGCGAGTTTAAGAGCATCCGGGAGAAGGCATACGAGAAGGCAGAGATACGCAAGCAAGACCGCACGATGCAGGTGATCCTCGAGAATAAGGATGAAATTGCGAAGGCAGTTGTCGAGATAATGAAGGAAGAGCGGAAGAAAGGAGGAGATAATGAGGGTAACTAGAGCGCAACTGGTAAAGATAATGCCGAATGCAGGCAGCAAGGCAGACACCTACCTTCCAATCATAAACGGATGGGCAGAGCATTTCCACATCAACACCCCACTAAGGATGGCGCACTATCTCGCACAGATTGCCCACGAAAGCGGAGAGTTGAGATACACAAAGGAGCTTGCAAGCGGCAGAGCCTACGAGGGCAGAAAAGACCTCGGCAACACCCAGCAGGGAGATGGCGTGAAGTATAAGGGCAGGGGATTGATACAGATTACCGGGCGAGCCAACTACCGGAAGTATGCCAATTATTGCGGCTTCGATGTTGTTGGGACACCCGAGCTTCTGGAGCGACCATTTGGGGCGACGAAATCCTCGATGTGGGTATTCGACACCTTCGGCTGTAATGAGTTGGCAGACCAAGACAACTTGAAGGCTATCCGAAGGAAGATAAATGGAGGGTACAAAGGGCTGGCAGAATGCGAAAAGTATTTGAAGCGAGCCAAGGAAGCCCTGGAAATCAAGGTGCTTGCACAATAAACACATCAATCTAACGTTTATAGAGTATGGAAAATTCAAGAAAAGGGCGAAATTTGCGTTCTGTGGCGTTATTTCTCGCCGTGCTTATAATTACCCCACTTTTGATTTTGGGCTGTTCCTGCGCAAAAACAGCCGCAAATAACACAGTTTATCGCGATAGCGCACACACCAGTGTAAGACGTGACAGCGTGAGCCAGCGACAGATCCACTGGCAGGACACACGGCAGCAGGACAGCGTATTCAAGCAGGACAGCGTACTGGTGTACATCAAGGGCGACACCGTAATCAAGGAGCGGTGGCACAACCTTACGACCACCAGGTGGAAGACAACGACCAAGACGGACACCATCGTAGGCGATACCTATGTTTTCGTGACCGACACCGTGAAAGTCAAGCAATACGTGAACCGATACAAGACCAAGGAGGTAGAGAAGCCAGCGAGCACATTGCACAAAATAAGATTATTCGCTGGCGATTGCGTATTGTTATCCCTGGCAACCTTTGCGGCTTGCTGGATTAGGGAGCGCATCAAGAAGAGAGTTCAATAG